TTCCGTTTTGTCCGCCGTGAATCATTTTCCGTAGAACTGTGTTAAAAAGTGTCTGATTTTATTCGTTTGCGTTTTCATTGTGCTATTCTTTTTGTAATCGCAATCACAGAAAGGAATTTTTTTATGAGTTGGCTGATCTTAATCGTTGCTGCAAGCATCTGTGCCGCCTTTTATTTCTGGCTGTATTATCAGGAAAGTAGAACTTTTCCTGCATCCCAAACCCCGGCCATGCAATTTCTGTGCAACATACTCCGTGAAATCGCCTCGCCCCTTTACTGTTCTGATTTTTCACATTTGCAGCGCAGTTGTATTGTGCATCTGATCCTCTTTTTTGTGGTAGGCATCCTGGTCATCCTCTATCGAAGCGCCGTACCCATCATCCTGATTTACCCACTGATTACTACCTTCTCCGCGTTAAACCTTCAGCAGCGAAAGAAAGCTCTCTACAGATGCGATATCTTTTTACAGAAAATACAGGAAGAACCATATGCCTATGAAGCACCGCCTTTGGAAGTCATTTACCGTGAAGCCTTTCAATCAGGCGTTACGCCGGAACAATATGTCAAAATAAACCAGGCAGAAGATCGCAGCTACTATGCAGAGATGTTGCAAGCAAGTCAAAAAGCTCAAACTGATATGCAACGCATTTATTTCGTGCATAAATTATGTTTCTTCTATCAAATTTTTTTGAACCTTTTGGAATTTGTGGTTTTTTTATTCAGCTAATATCCTGCATATCGTTCTGCCCGCCGTTTTTCGCGGCTTTTTTAATGCCGGAAGGCAAGTTCACAGCCCTCTTTGCAGTCCACTCATTTTCGGCAGAAAAGCCAATCCCCATTTCATTCTTCATAAAACTTTATCCAGTTAAAGTCCAAAGTCTCCGCAATTTTCCGTGCAACATCCACTTTCAGTGGATTCCCACGCGCTCCTGTTTCGATAGCTGCATAATAGCTTTGGGATATTCCACTTTTTTCTGCTGCGTCATATTGCGATAGCTGCTTTTCTTTTCGGATTTCCACCAGCCAGTCCCGCATATTTCCTCCTTTCTCTTCATGCAAAAGATTTATAAAGGGATTGTTGTCAATCCCTTTTCGTGATAATCGTAGAATATCACGCGTAAATTTTTCCCCTTGCTCCAACTGTAACTGAAATCAGTTCTGCCAATATCATGGGCTTACCCACTGCAACAAGTGAAATAATTTTCCTTCCCCAAAACAAATCTTCTTTCACAAAAAAGCACTGCCCCCATTGTGGAAGCAGCGCTTCGGCTTGAATAAATTTGGATGTCTTTTCATCCAGGCGCTGATGATTTCTTTCTTGTCTATCAGCTGTTTTTTCAAAAATATAATCCGAGCAAGCTAAAAAAGAAGATGGAGAATTTTCCATCTTCTTTTCTGCATTCAGAGCTCAGTGAATATCCTGCTCCATGATTTCGTAAAAGGATTTCCCATATCTTAGATAGTAGGCAAAGTAGAAAAGCATATCCCGGGATGCCTTGATATCTTCTATCTCTTTCCCGATATATTTCTTCTTGAGCTCTTCACTCCCGCTCACTGCATTCCAGCACTGATTGGATACCCTCGATACCTGTCTGGCCACCGCTCCTTCTGTCTTTTCCAGTCTTTTTGCCACTTCCGGATATACATCTCTCAGCATGGATATATCGCTTTCATCTGCTCCTTGCTCAAAAAGTAATTCCCCTACTTTGTCCACCGCATATGCAAATGCCCGGATGTCACTTTTGACCGGCCCCAGCAATGCGCGTACAAACCTGGCCGTTCTCTCCATCTTTTTCTCTCCTTTTTTACTTCCTATCTTAGACACTTTTTCTCTCTTTGCTCAGAATACGACATAATTAGTCTTTTAACGATACTTTTAGACACCTTTTTCCACTGCTGCGCATTCAATCATTGCCTATCAACCACTGGTACTATCAAAAAAAGTCGGATCATAAAATCTCCGACTTCTATTTTTTATATTGACATTACTGGGTTTTGCATGAAAAAGTACATAGCTCGACCACAGAAACTGTGTTCCTTACTCCATCAATATATGTATGAACGATAAAAGTAAGATTAAAAAATATTTTTGATCAAAAAAACCGCCATCCCGGAATTTGATCCGAGCTGGCGGTTTTGACTATTCAACATTGCAGCCCTCTGACGGTCAACCGCCGAGGTTCTCCCTCCAATGCATAATTTTTCTCCGATCTGAGGCTCCTGCAAAATTAGGCTCTCAAATCTAAAAACTCAAACTTGCCGCGCTGAGAATATATTCTATTCCACAGGTCTATTGTGCCAAATAAACCAGACAGCAGGAATCTCCGGTGACCGTACCGCTTTCCGTACAATCCAACCGAATTTCACCTTCCACCTCTTCAGAGCGAGCTTCCCGGCTGACGGATGCACATCACTTGAATACAATCGCACATACAGCTGCAACTGCCGCCCCCAAAACTCCGCTCACAATGCTTGACCATATAGCCCTGCTTTTATACCTTGCGGAATCTTCTATGACATCCAGCCGTTCATCCTGGCTTGCTATTTTATCAGTCAGTTTTTGTACAGACAAAGCCAACGCGTGCGTGCTCTCTGTCAAACCTCTGATTGTGGCTTGCTGCTCAAA